CCGACGAATCCGCCGGGGTAGGTCAATGGGTCGCGTTCGCATCGGTCAGATCGTGTACCAGAGCGCGCCCATGTCGCTGCTGCCGCTGCTCTTGAACTGGAGCATGACCATCTCGCATCCAACCGTATCAACGAGGAAATGGGCAGGCGGCGTTCCAGCAGCCGCACCCGTGCCTGGGGTGTAGAGATTCACGGTGGGCACGCCTCCCGCAACCGTCAGGTTGGAGAAGAAATAGGAGGTCGTACCATCGACTGCGACGCTTGGAATGCTGCCGCCCGTTGCGTTGTATGCGGGGGTGACATCGGCCAGCAGCGTGGGAACCCAGAGGAAGCCGCCGGTGTCCTTGTAGCGGTTCCAGCCGATCACACGAACGCCAAGGCTCGTGGCATTGTTGAGTTCGTGGAACGGAACCACCTTCAGCAGGCTCGGGTACACCGTGCCCTTGCCGTAGATCACGGCGGACATGCCGCTGCTGGCTGGCTCGGTGAGCGTGGGCGATGCGGCGGGGTACGAGGTAGCACTGATAGTTACGAGCGCCTTGCGGTTCTGGGGCTGCTCCGTAGAAATGAATGAGTTAGGCATTAGGGCTTCCTTTCCAGTTGGTCGATGCGGCGGGCGATGCCGTCGAGCCTCGCCCCGTACTCTCTGTCATTCGCGGACAGGCTGCTGATCGCCTTCGCGAGGTCGGCTGTGATGGTGGCGAGTTCGCGGATGCGTTCGCCCTGGTTATCTAGCGTGGCATCCCGTCGCCCGATGATGAGGAACACGCCGGCGATGGAACCCAGAAGCACCACGGTCTGCACGCCTTGCAGGAGCGTCTGGAAGTTCACCGCTCGGCCCAACCTGGTTTCGGTCATCTCGGTCATTTGGATACCTGCGGGGATGGTAGCGACCGCCTACGCCAGCCCAAAGAGATAAGTGCGCGGGCTATGTCTGTGGCGGCCTGTGCGACAGCCTCTTCCGAAAGTTGCGGCAGGCTGGCGTGCAACACTTCGTGGACGAGCGTATCCGTGAGCATCCGCTGGCTTTGCGATCTACGGACGCGGATCGTGGGGTGCGGCCCTGGTGGAGCGTCGCAGTCGCCTAGCACGCCGCGGGGCAGCGACCGGGCCGGCAGCAGGCGGATACGCCACTTGCGGCCATTGATCGTTAGCCGGGCCTCACTGCGCATCATGGACATCCCATGCGATCTTGGGCTTGCCGTGCCCGGTGCTTGTTTCCCATTGCAGGTACAGGCGAACCCATTTCTGCCGGATGGGGCTTGGCCCAAACCCCTTCTCCACTTCCCACCCCGCTGCGCCCATTGACTTCTCCCACGCGGCCTTGGTGGTTCCAACCCGGATGAAATCGGCGTACCTCGTTTCGACCTTGTAGATGCCGTTCTGCGTGGACAGGTATTCGCGTGCGATGCCGGCGACATTGCTCGCGTGGTTGTGGCTGATGATGATGGAGTCAGCGCCCTCAATCCACGAATACATGCGCCGCGCATCCAAGAGGCCCATGGTCATGGGCGAGTTGCCGCCCCCGGTGCCGTGTTGGTAGCGCACGCGATAGGTCATGTTCAGGTTGCCCAACTTGATCTGGAACACGATCCAGCCGCCGTAGCCGCCGGCCCCGATGGGCGAGTGTGCCCGGTCTTTGATCGCCCGGACCAGGTTCGTGGTGGGGCAAGTCTCGTGATGCCGCCTCCATGCTGTCTCGTGATTTCCGTCGGCCAAGACCGCAATGTGGCTGGCGTATGGAGCGAGCAGGTCCGCCGCCTGGTCGATTACCCGGTCGAAGTAGTTGTCCGATAGCAGCGTCGAACGCAAAGCCGCCTTGCTGCCCCGCTTGTCCGCAACGCCCTGCATTAGGTCGAGTTGGTCACCTACCCCGATCACTACGGCATCCCGTTGCACGGCCTCGGCCAGCAGGCGGGTGAGGATGTCATTCCGGGCCGCCGTCGAGTCGATGTGGTTGTCCGCGATCAGGAGAATCCACTGGCTGAAGTCCCGGCAGTTCGGGCGGGCGATCTTGACGGCGTGGACATTGCGACCGTGGTGTTCCACGCTCCAGCGTCGCGGCCTGTCGGGCAGGCGCTGGCGGGCCGGCGGGGCGATTATCTCGCCGTTAGAGGAGCGGTTCTTGGCGCGCCGTGCCATCGGTTTCCTTCAACTGGAGTTCTACGCGGGGCCGCTTGGAATCGACTGCCAGCACCAGCGGGTAGTGGATGATCCCGGCATCGTCGATCAGCAGGCCGCCATCGACCAGGCCGTCGAATGTCGCCTTGAGCATGCCGAGCAGATTGTCCCGGTCGCGTCGGCGGCTGTCGCGTGCGAACCATGTCGCCTGGCACTTGGCCCCCTTCCAGCCGCCCTTCACGCCTTGTTCGTGCATGGCTATCTGGCATTGTGCCCAGGATTCGACGCGGGCATTCTTGGTGGCCTTGGCCCGCACGCCCCAATGCACGCGGGAGTTCACGGAGAGGGAGCGCGGCGGGATGGCTACCGTGACATGCAGCGCTTCCATGCGTGCATCCTGCCTCCGACGGATGTTCGGAACAAGGGATTCGTGCCGTCCGTGGCACGATCCCACACCCAAACTCAACCGCAGTCTAGCCGTTCCGCTTCCTCCGTGTGCGCGTGAACGGTTCAACTGCGGTAAATACCTCCGCTGCTAGCCGCAGGCCGGATATCGCTTCCTCCATGTCGAAGGCGGTGGGGAAATGCTTGAGACACCTGCTGGCCTCGTCGCGGATGGGCTTCGGCACGCTCGGCGTGCGCTTGGCATCCAGCAGGGCCGCGAGGAAATGCCTGGTCTTGGCAATGGCCGCGAATCGCTCGGAGGGTAGGGTCATGGCCGGATGCTACTCCAGCATGCCGGCGGAATCGTCACTTACGGGCGGCGGTTCCTCGGGCCAGCGTCCGTACCTCGCGTGGTGCTGGAGGATCTGGATTATTTCCGCGGCCTGCCGCAGCAGGTCCGAGCATGGCCGCCCGAAATTGTTGGCTCGGTTCAGGAGGATGGGCACGATGTCCTGCATCGGGTCGATCATGCTGGCGCTCCCTCTAGGGTTTCGATTGGGTGCAGGTGATCTGCGGGGACGATGTAGTACCCGGCACCCTCGTAGGCGAGCCATTCGCTGCGTTTCGCGTCCTCGGCGGCGATCCAGCCGTACAGGTGCAGTTCCCTCATCGATCCCGTAACGAACACGATTCGCCGGCCATCCTCATCGCGTGCCTTCACGAATGCCCTGCCGTTGGCGTTGTAGCGTGCGTCAATCTCGTTCCCGATGTCCGGTGCCTTGGTCCGCGATGAATCGACCAGGCCCGACCAATGGCGGTCTAGGGCTTTGCATACCGCGAGTTCCGCGATGGCCCCGAATATCTGTTGGGAGAACCCATCCCGCTCGCCCTGCTTGGGTGGCGACAGGTCGGGCACGCCCTCCCAGTAGTTCTTGAGTTCCCTCCGCAGGCCGGCGATGGATGCCGCATGCACCTCTTCGAATGTCAGCCGCACGATCATGGCGCAATGCCCCCTTTATCCCCCTCGGCAATCGTATCTCGGAAGCAGTCCCATCCACGCTCTGCGGCGTATTCACGAGCAAGAATGTGCCGCCCATCGTCGGCAAACCACCGTCCATCATGGGAATCGAAACCGCCGCTTGCCCTGCATTCACACACATAACGCCTGGCCTCGTCACGCTCGGTGGTAAGGCGCTCGATAGCGTTGGCAGCAGCCCCAAACATCTGCCACGCGGAATGGCTGGCGCGGCTGGCATGTTCGGCGTTCATCCGCAGCCACGGCACGATTTCGGCGTGCTCGACCTGCGGCGTGATGCCATACGGTTCGTGTTCGTCGCGGTGGTCGGTCATTGGGTGTCCTCCTTGAAGCAGTCCCAGCCATGTTCACTTGCGGTTTGCGTTCCGTCGCCGCCGTCTAGCCATTCCGCTCGCTGGCAAAACCACCGCCTGGCCTCGTCACGCTCACGCCGAGCCTCGCGCAAGGCTCGCCAGAGCGCAGCCTCAACCGGGTTCGCGCACTCGCTCTGCGTGGACGGAATCTGGACTTGTGATGTTTCGTCGGTCGGTGGATCTGCGGGTTGATGATTTGTCACTGGAACACCCCCTGCTTCTGCATGGCGGCCCAGACCATGCCGCGGGTGAAGTCGGTCCACTGGGCGACATCGGACGGTAGCGGCTCCGCACCGATGCCCTGGCATGCTCGGGCGTGTGCAACGCCGGCGGCGATTGCTTCGCGTGATTGAGCCTGCAATTCCTCCAGGATGCGTTGGCGTTCCTCGTGGATATCGCGTTCGATCCAGACCTCCGAGCCATCGGACAGGCTAACCCGGACCTTGGGCTTGAACTCGCCGGGCTGGCCGTTGCCGTAGATGTGCGGGAACTGCTCGGCCATGCGTGGCAGGTCGGCCTTGGTCAAAGGTGGCGCTCCCTTGAGTTTCCGCCAAGCCGCCTGCATCGTGCGTTCCTCGTGTGCGTAGCACCGGAGATTCGGCCACATTCGGAATATCTCCTCGCGGTTCTCGTCGGTCAGTTCCGTGACATCGCCCTGCGGGACGGTGTTGGTCATGTCCTTGATGGCCTGTAGCCAATGGTTGATCTGGTTGTGTGCGCGGCCATGTTCAAGCAGGTACCGGGCGCGGACCTTGACATCATCGACCGACAGCACGCTGAACGCCTCGCATGCCCGGCGGTAGTCCGCGCCGGCCTCTGGCCGTGCCCATTTGATCGCCTTGAATGTCTCGCGCACGATCTGCATTTTCTCGTCGGCTGTCTCGTCGGTCATCGGGTGTCTCCTGCGGGTTCGTCCTCTAGCGCGTCAATGAACCTATGCGAATTGAGCCAGGTCGCCGGGTGCGGGATGAACTGCGGTTCCAGCGCCTTGGTCCTGGGGTCGTTGGTGTACCGATCCAGTGCGTTGAGCATGTATTCGGGGCCGTACTCTTCGATGATGTCAAGGTGCTGCACGAGGACGGCGACCGCCTTCATGTACGCCTTTCGCGCGGCACCCCTACCCACCCGGCGGGGATACCTCCGGTAGAACTCCTCGAAGTCCGCCTCGCTCGGCTGCCATCTCCGTCGCCGGCCCGTTTCACTATTGCCTGAAACAGAATCACGCTCGACGGCATCGCCGTTGAGCAAATGTGTTTGATTGATTTCGTTCTGGTTCTCGTTATCGATTTCGTTCTCGTTATCGTTCTCGTTATCGTTCTCGTTATCGTTGGCATCGTTCGGCATTGCCGGAGCATTGCCGGAGCATTGCCCGAGCATTGCCGATGGATTGCTCGTGGATTGCCAACGCCGTGCTGCTGCATTGCGCCCTTGCTGCCTGCGGCGGTCGCCTTCCGCGATGCTCCGCTCTCGGATGTCCTCGCACCGCTGATTCCGCAATCTGCCGTCCGGGCCGACCGTGAACTTTCGCCCGATGCGATCCCAGTTTGCCACCGTGCCTGGTGCGATTTCCTCCAGCCGGTTCGGGTCTGGATCAAGGCTGCCCGCCGCGTATTGCTCGCATAGCAGGTAGATGTAGGCGAGCGCGGCTTCCGCCGGCCAGCCCCGCGTTGACCACGCGAACCGCTGGTAATAGAACGGCATGAATCCCATCGTGCCGTCTGGTTGCGCCTTCGCGCGTTCAGGTTGTAGACTCAATCGAAGCCTCCTGCCGTTCAATGCACGGCGGTCATGGTTAGAAGCGGCTCCCGCACGCACGGGGGCCGTTTCGCTTATCAGTCTACCGCATTCGATATTGCAATGGAATAGCGTTTTACGGTAGCCAGCATTTTTTGAACAGCGGTTCCCATACCCGATCCCGGCAATACTCGTGGGCTTCCTTTGAATGGACACTCATTGTGAGTTCGTGCCATCCGCTGTCTCCAAAGTTTGCGCTGGACACAATGACGGTTTCCGGCTCCACCAGCACTAACTTGGAATGCACCTCATCATGGACCGCTACCACGATGCCCGGAAACTCGCCGCAGATTTCGTTTGCCCTCCGCGAAAACTTGGAATTGGCGATGATGTAGATATCGTGCGGCCTGCGGCCTAGTTGCCTGCGGACATACGCCATGTCGGGCAGGGAATAGGTAATGATTCGCACCGTCCCCTTTTGCTTGTGCAACTGCGATAGACGGTTTCCCCAACTGCTGTGCTGAATCTTGGCATCGTTCGCCTTGAACGCGAATCCTCCATTGTCTGTTTTGAATGCCATCATTCCGCCTCCAGCACCTTGCCCACATCATCGATCCACGCCTGCACCGCCTGCGGATCGCGCCACTCATCCAGACTCTTCAGCAGGCCCGGCGCGTTCGCCTGGGTGGTTCCCACCGCCTCCGCGATAGCGGATGGCCGTAGCGTGGAGTACCGGAGCATGGCGGCGAACGCCATCCGCCTAGCCGCGACGCTCTCCGCGTCCCGTGCCGATGGCTGAGGCCACGACAGACCACGACGCTGGAGCGCGAGCAGAATCGCTTCCTTCACTTTTTGGCTGCCGTACATCAGGAAACCCTCAGATAGGGGAACTTCTCAACCAGCCTGGCGAAGGGCAGCACCGCGCCGCCCTCCAGCCGCTCGCGGATCGCGTCCTTGTCCACCTCGCGGGTCACAACCTCCCGGATGAACTCTTCGGGGACATCATCAAACACCTCCATCGCCGGCCTGCCGCCGGGCATCGCGACGGTTGCCCGCCAGCGCGGACCTTCAAGTTTCTTGATGCCTTGCGCCTGCATGATCCGCAGCACCTGCGTCTTCATCCAGTTGGCTACCGCCTCGTCGCGCTTGGCTCGCTGACGCAGCCGGTCGGCCTCGGCCTTGCGGGCTTCGCCGCGGCTCTCAATCTCCCGCACGAGAGTCAGCACGTCATCAATCGCGGCGGGCAGGTTCTCCGCCGTGGCGGCGAGGGCATCGATATGCCCCTCCAGTTCCGTGATGTCGCCGCCCGATTCCTCGCTGGCTGCGATCAGGTGTTCCAGTTCCCGTGCGGCCTCGGTGGCCTCGTAGATGCGTGATAGTGCGCTCATGGTTTTTCCTCGTTAGATGTCAAGTGCGTTTGCGTGCGCCGGGATAGCCAGGGCGGGACTTGCGTCAACCGCCCCGGCCTTCCGGGGGTCAAAACGGAATACGGTCCTCGTCGATGGCGACGGCCACCGGCTCGGGCTGCGTAGATTCTACCGGCTGCCAGCGCAGCCCGTATAGGGTCCATCCGTACTGCCCATCGGTGAGCATGGCCTGTACCGCAATCGCGGAGTCCCGGCATTCGCTCGCAGCGCCGGCCACATCGCTGTCGAAGGTCGAGGCCCACTTGTCTTCGCCCGCCGTCTGGAACAGGATCGCCCACCTTGATCCACCCTTGGCC